TGGACGGTGGATGAGCTGGATGATTTGGGTATCATAGAGAAGCCCGAGGGTGACGCAGAGCCGCAGATTGACCGTGCTGCAGAATTGCAAGAGAAGTGGCAGGTCAAGACGGGTGACTTGTGGAGGATTGGCGACCATCGACTGTTATGCGGTGACAGCACAAAGCGGGATGATGTTGAGAAGGTGATGGGGGGAGAAAAAGCTGGCGCAGTTGTGACTGACCCGCCGTATGGTATGGATTTGAATACTGATTATTCCGATATGCCCGAAACCAAGATTGCATCAAAGACTTACAAGCGCGTTGAGGGTGACAATAAGGATTTTGACGCATCACCGTATATTGATATGTTTGATTACTGCCAGGAGCAATTTTGGTGGGGTGGAGATTACTACTATCCTACCTTGCCGCCTCATGGCTCTTGGGTTATTTGGGATAAGCGCAATGAAAATAGCGATGGATTAGTGGGTAATCACTTCGAGATTTGTTGGTCAAGACAAGTGCATCGCAGACGCATGATACGGGAGCATTGGTCGGGTGTGAATGCAAGAAATCAAGGGATGAAACGAAGCCATCCAACAGAGAAATCGATCAAGGTTATTAGTGAAATCGTATCAAGTTATACAGATGAAAATGCAATCGTTGTTGATTTGTTCGCGGGCGTTGGTACTCTTATCGTTGCCTGCCAGAACTTAGGACGCAAGTGCAGGGCGATTGAGATTAGCCCCGAATATTGCGCAGTCACCCTTGAGCGAATGGCACAAGCATTCCCAGGGATTGAGATTGAGAGACAGCTAACAGTCGAGAAACAGTCATGACTAACCCTATCCCCAACTCGAAGCCATTTGTAAAAGGTGACCCGCGTATAAACCGTAAGGGCAGACCGAGTGACTTTGATGGATTGCGTGTATTGGCTAAAGAGATAGCGCACGAGGCGGCAATATCTGGAGGGCAGCCGGTGATCATCAACGGGCATAAGTGTACCGCGGCCGAGATAATACTCCGTCAATGGGCGATGAGTAAAAATCCTATATTACAGCGGGCGTTCATTGAGATAGCGTTTGGGAAAGTACCGGATAAATTGGATGTAACCAGCGCGGGTGAGAAACTATGCGTTGTCATTCGAGGACCGGAAGATAGCGAGACAGGTGATGTATGATCTTCGTGGTGGACCGTGGCGATTATTCAATAGTACGAGGCGTGAAGTGATATTGTCTGGACCGTCAGAAACCGGAAAAACTGTGGCAGCCTGTCTCAAGGCGCATTACCTATGTGACACTTACCCAGGGGCAAACGGGGCGATAGTACGCAAGACTGCCAAGAGCTTGCATGGTTCGGTATTGCAGACGTTCAACCGGATCACCAAAGGATTGCCGATCATCCCGTTTGGTGGGGAGCATATCGAGAAATACATTTATCCCAATGGCTCGGTGATCTGGACAGGCGGGCTTGACAATCCTGACAAGGTATTATCATCCGAGCGTGATTTTATATACGTCAATCAGGCTGAAGAATTGATACTCAACGATTGGGAGATGCTCACTACCAGGACAACTGGACGGAGCGCGGTTATTCCATTCCCGCAGACTTATGGGGATTGTAACCCAGGCGGCAGCCATAACTATATTATCCAGCGTGCTAAAGAGGGCAAGCTGAAATTATTGACCAGTGTCCATAAAGACAACCCGACCCTTTACACGGTTGATGGTGAGATCACCGAACAGGGCAAGCGTACCATTGAGACATTGCAAGGATTGACAGGGGTTAGGCGCAAGCGATTATTCGAGGGGATATGGGCAACGGCTGAGGGCGTGGTATATGATACCTTCGATTACAGTACCCATGTAAAGACGCGTGATGATAGAGACTTCCAATATTGGGGGTTAGCAATCGACGAGGGGTACACTAACCCGGCTGTGATATTATTGATCGGCGTGGATGGTGATGGACGGCTACACATCGAGCGTGAGTTCTACCAGACAGGTGTTCTCCAGGAGCGGGTAGTAGCACAATCGCGAGAGTGGGTGAATGAGCGCAGGGCAACTGCAATTGTGGTTGATGAATCAGCCGCAGGATTGATCGCAGATTTACGCAATGCTGGATTATCGGCAGAGGGGCATAAAGGCAGGGTATTAGACGGAATAGCAATAGTCCAGGGATTGCTCACCGTTCAGGATGATGGACTTCCAAGATTGACAGTAGATCCATCATGCGTGAATACGGTGAATGAACTTGAGAGCTACGTCTGGAAGCCTGGTAAGGATGAGCCAGTCAAAGAGAATGACCATGCGCTTGATGCGCTCCGTTATTTCAGCCACTGGCTATATGGTGAAGAGGTAGTAATACAGAGACAGAATATTTATCAGCCCGAAAGGATCGGGTAAGGCGGTGAAGTATGGGACTAAGAGATAGACTAATATCAATCGTAGGTGGCAAGCAATACCAGGCGGAGCAAGCCAAGACACAGGAGGCGTTCAATACGCTTTATGATGCGTACCTTGACGGCCCCTTTAGGATGAACCCACAAATGGTCGTAGATAGGCTGGCAGAGTTAGACAGCTCAACGGTCATGTATTTGCTGCGCTCCATGCAAGGGAGTAGCGTAACTGGATTGCCATACAATGCTAACACCGAAGATCAGCGGGAATACCAGGTCATGGAATCAAGGCAACAGTGGTTATACAGCCCGCTGGCAGCTTGGTCGGTAAATGTCTGGACCTCCTACGGACTTGGTGAGAAGGTTACCATAACCTGTGATGATGAAAAGGCGCAAGAGATATGGGAGGTAACTTGGGATAAGTCCTCGCTATTCGATGATGACAGTATTCACATGCTATCTTCGAGTGTACTGGTGGACGGCGATGTTTATCTTGCTGCGTTCATCAGTATCGCAGATGGGAGCGTCAGTTACGAGTATATCAACTGTGATGAAATTGTCGAGATCATCACCGACCCGAATAACAAGAATAAGCCGCTATACTACAAGCGTGAATACACCGGGGCTGATAACGCCAACTATTGTATTTACTATCCCGACTGGCATACATACTTCTATCACCAGGCCGACTTGGAGAAGGCACGATTACCGCAAGATGCGACCATATCATTATCCGAGGCGATGGACCAGAATAACGGTACGGCGGTGCTGGTGCTGCATATCGCGCATAACCGCAAGGATGCCAACTCGCTACACGGATGGCCTATTCTTGGGATTGCCTCCCCATACTTTAGGGCGCATAAGGAATTTGTCGAGAGCCGCTTGACGGTTGCTAAACAGAAGGCGATGTTCACAAGGGAGTTTATCGCCGCGGGTGGGTCCAGAAGCGTGGCAGCGGTCAAAGCAAAGTTTGGGCAGCAACTATCCACATCAACCGGTTATACCTCCCAGGATGCAAACCCGCCAGCAGTATCAGGGAGTTCGTTGATACATAACCAGGCGGTAGAACACCGCGACCTGCCAATGACAACGGGGGCAAGCGACGCGAAGGGAGATAATGAGATGTTCGGCTGGATGGCATTGATCGGGGCGGGTCTATTCCCAACCACAGCCGGGATGGATACGTCAAGGTGGGCGACAGCCGTTGCAATGGACAAGACGCAATCAGTTCAATGGTCACGCTATCAATCATTCTGGGCATGCCAATTCCGCAAGATGGTAGAGCTGGTATTGATGGCAGCCGAAACATGGGGCGGCGTGAAGATCGAAGATAAGGCGTGCCACGTAAGCATCGATACACTATCACTCGTGGACTTCCCCGGTGTGGTGCCTCCGATTGCGCAGATGCTTGGTACCATGCCTCCAATGATAGCAGATGGAACGCTCAAGCAAAACGCAGCCCGTGAGATATTACAGGCAATGTGGTATCCTGTGCTTACTGCGCTGGGTGCTGATGATATTGATGATATACTGAGTGATGACATGCTAGGGATCGTTGAGCCAGAAGCCGCTGAGGATGTAGCCAGGGCAATGACTGAGTTTGCGCTACAAGTCAGGCGTCGCAAGTTAGCTGAGAAAGAAGGGAGCCAATGACAGACCTATCAATGGCAGATGGATTTGTAATCAAGCCTGGTGAGTGGCAGATCGCCCCCGCCAGCTTATTCGAGTTCTCCCCAGGGCAAGGGCTGGACGAGATAATGGCAGAATACCAGGATAAGCTATTCGTGGTAATGCAGGACTATCTCTACTCCAGCGACCCTGTGACCGCATACCGCAATGAGTTCAACCGCTACATCAACGATGCGTTTACAGTGGCATTTGTGGCAGGGTGGGCAGATGCTGGAGCGAGCGCATTGACCGACGAGGCGCAATCCGTATTGAGCGGGCTGATTAGTAGCGAGATACAATTTGCCGATTCACTATTTACCCAGCTCAAGACACTACGGGAAGATGACGAAATACCGATTGATGATAAGCTGGACGCGGCTCATGCTCATGCGGAGGGATATACTCAAACATTGGTTGGGGTATATGCGGAAGGCAAGATGATGGGTGATCCAGAGCGTGATGGGAAGTGGGAACTTGGCGCGACGGAGCAACACTGCACCACATGCGCAGACTTGAACGGCAAGACACATCCGCTATCATGGTATCTTGATAATGGCTACATTCCGCAAGAGGCAGGATCAGGAACGCTGGAGTGTGGCGGGTGGAATTGTTCGTGTATAATCGTGGACCCTAAAACCGGAGTTCAACTTATCCCATGACAGATCCGATAATCATCCCGCGTGACTATGACAGACTGAGACCGTGGTTCGACATGCTGCGTCAGATCAATTCGACCATCGCACAATCCTACTCGCTGGGAACGCTGCAATTTATAACCATCGGGGTATTATTGGATGATAAGGGCAAGCCGCAATTCTGGACATCGGCGGAGCGAAAGACACTCAACCCAAAGGATAGGGAGATAGAAATTAAAGACTGATGTAACTATGCACAGCGTATAAAGTGTGATATGCTTATCACACAATTGAATAAAAATTAAAGACGTTACCTAAATACGTCTTTCACCTACTAACCGGTGAAGGGCGTATTTTATATTACACGGAGGCATAATGGAAACTTCTGAAGTATGGCGAGTATATTACAATAGCGATGAGTTGGCCAACGATAGCGATAAATCATTCATCATTCCCGATCACACCGAATGGCAGATATTATGGATATGGGTTGAGTTAGCTACCACAGCAACAGTTGGCAACCGTCAGCTAGAAGTGCGTATCCAGGATAGTACCGGGGATCTGATCGGTATATTAGCAGTTGCTTCCGTTGTCCAGGCTGCCAGTCTTACAAGGAATTATCTATTCGCTCCTGGAGTAGCGGATCTGCTTGGCTTCCGTGATACTGATTATCTAACTACTCCAATTCCAGTTACAACGTTCCTGGACATGACACAGGTATTACGGGTGTTCGATAACAATGCCGTTGATGCCGCGGCAGATGACATGCAAGTCCATATCCAGTTTGCAGCGAGGTCTGTGCTTTCATGAAAGGGATCGGAATAAAGGGAGTTGGTCTATTACCGCCCAGCTTACAGGGTGGTGCGCTTGGCATGCCCCCTTGGGACTTCGACCCCAACTTAGTCACCTTCACTCCTGGCATGGCTAAACGTGCTACGAGTGTGTTTGCTGCTGCACCGATTGTACAGGGTTTGAAAGACGGGACTGGCACTCCTGACGTAGTATCGTTATTGGCGGGAACTGCGATTGTAGGAACGTTCTGTCCTAACTTTGATCCTAACCAGGGGAGTTTTACTTTACGATGGACACCTGAATATTCAAGTGGTGGAATTGCCACAAATTATCATTATCTGTTCTATGCTGCACCTACCTATTATTTTGCTTATGATTATACAAACGCAAGGTATCATGCGGTTATTGGCAATCAGACAATAACGACTGCAAGTGCGGTAACTGCGGGAACGGCTATTAATCTGTGCTTCTCATGGGATGTAAAGAACTTTATTGACGGTACGAATTATTATAGATTGTCAATCAACGATGCTCATACGTTTGGGATAACAACTGCACCAACATTGGTAGCTCCTGCCACGACTTGTTATATCGGCTCGAATGGAACTGCATTCAGTTGTTCGGGGATAATTGAGGGCGCGGTAATATTCAGACGGGTTATTTTTGATGGCACTTATGGTGTGAACGTAGGCAATGGGGATGAAGTCAATCTTATCTCCGCTGGTATTGACCCGACTACGGTTACTGGCTCATGGGATGTGTGCTTCTGCTTACCAACCAATGCTACTGCTGGCGCATTAGTCACGGGTACGGGTGAAGCATGGTCACATCCGCACTCGTCTAACCTGCTTACGAGAGGCTTCCTGAATGACAGGTATTATGGTGGTAGTCAATGGGGAGTGAAGTTCAATGGGACAAGTACTAAGATTGATTGTGGAAGTGGGGCAACGCTGGATGATTTGTGTGCTGGTGGGGCAATCATGCAAGTGGAAGGTTGGGTATTGCATAATGGCACGACCACGCAAACTATTATAAGCAAGGGCGGAATATCAACCGCAACGGGCTGGAGCTTCTATGTTGATGCAACTGGATACCCGATAATCTTGGTAGATTTAGCAAACACCAATGCTACTGCTACGCATACGACGACTATTGAAGATGGAAAGTGGCATCATGTTTTATGTCATTATAACGATACGACCAAAGTGGCTCAAGTTGCTGTCGATGGTGCTTGGGGGGCGGCAGGAGGTGTAGGTGATGGGGCATACGTTTCTGATGCTGCATTAAATTTGAACATTGGTGTATCAACGAGCGGAACTGCATATTATTGGACAGGTTCTATCGGCTGGATAAATATTCACAACGATGCACACTACACTCCTGGCACTAACTTCTTACCCCCTCGTGCATTACCCGCTGCTGATGTTGAGGAGTGGGCATTGAACGAGGGCACAGGTGTTACTGCTACTGCACAAGTAACCGCTCCTGCCAATAATGGCACAATCACCGCTGGCACATGGGAGCCTCAATGGTATGATGAAGGCACTCCGGTGAGGCTGAGAAGCGTGGTGGGGAGTGCAACGTATAGGGCAGTAATCACATCGGCGGCTGAGATAAGCAAATTACAGGATGCAGCATTCACGGTCGATGGATGGGTACGAATAACCAAGTCGGCTACATTGCGCTATCTGTGCTACAAGGGATTGATTGGCACAAATGGCTGGAATTTCAATGTCACTACGGGAGGGTTATTATCCGGAATTGTGGAATGCGCAACAACCGATGCAACTTCCACCGGAACCGCAAGGGTTGATGATGGATACTGGCATTATGTCAAAATGACATTTGACGATGCGGGGGATAGGAAGATTGATTTATTCGTGGATAATGTTGAAGTTGCCTACACAGTAGAGACAGCGGGTAATGGCGCAATCGTTGATGATTCAGCGGTTGATGGCGCAATCGGGCATGCAACAAACGGAATACTTGGGGCACATTCATGGATACGCTGGTCAAACGTAGTTCGTGGTGCTGGTATGATACTACGCTCTAATCCACCTGACCCTGCTGATGCGAATACAATAGGTCAATGGAATGCTGATGAAGGTTACGGAGCAGTCCTTACCGACTTATCCGGTGAAGGCAACAATGCTGCACTGGTAGGAACGTACTCTTGGAATAACAGCCCTGCTATGGAGAGTGATAGCCCTGGTGCTAGGAATTACGCATGGGGATATGTGTTCGGGAACGATGCGGCAGATGAAGGCTTCAAGCAGACGTGGGTAGGATTGACCGCAGGGAAAGATTATGTCATTCGTGCATTGGCTTACTCCGAAGATGGAGTAGGACAACCTGAGATGATTGTCTACGATGAGACTAATGCTGCTATTCTCAAGACCATGACAGGTACGGTGACGAGTACGGAGAAAGTCCCTGACCTGTTGATGTGTTCATTCGAGTTACCGACCAATGCAAGAGGTGCAGCGGCAGACTGTGTTTCGATAAGTGTGAAGATAATCAATACAGTCGCTACGGGTGTGGTAGGCTTCCAACAGGTAGAGTTATTGGCTAATCTGATTGATAACCCTTCTATGGATACTGGTGCAGCGGCAGACCCTTGGATACCTTATGGGTGGACGAATGGTGGAGAGGTCGCCGGAGACACAGAAAAAGAAACTGCTGTAACTCATTCCGGTGGAGCAAGCATGCAAATAAACCCAGCGGGTGTGGCGGGGCATAGCATCTATTATGGTTTAGCTTCAACTATCGGAAAGTTTCAAGCAGCAGGATTTTGGCAGATAAGAGCATTATCAGACCCGGGTGGGCATAACGTTACGATGTATGTTTGGGACGCTGCACCCCAAAGTAAAACAGCCCAACCATTTGATACACTAATAGACAATAACTCTATAACGTGGAAGCATCACACAAATATTCTTAGAGTAGTTGCTAATAATATTAGTCCTGCTATTGAACCAATTTGGGTTCTTGGGCAAATTCACTACGTTGATGATGTCTATCTTATTGCCCTCAATGATGTCTCTCTCACCGTCACTCCTGCAAGCGCAGCTAACAGCGTGGAGAGTGGAGGAATAAGGGTGGATGGATTGGATAATTGTAATCAAGCAATACCAGCTAACAGACTATTCCCTAACTTTGGATGGTCACGTTTTGACTGGATACCGCGCCACGCTATTGCGGACATGGATAACTTTGGCTTCACTACTCCGATGATTGCATTATGGAGAGGCGACGCAAACAACTATATTTGGATTGAGTTATCTGCTGCCAATACTATTCGCCTTGGTTATGTCACAGGCGGGGGCGCGCCTGTTACTGGAGTGTGGGCAGCGGGTGGCGCATTTGTAGCAGGAACTAATTATCAGCTTGAGATCATGTGGACCCCTGGAGATACCAGGCTTATTGTAGATGGAACTACCAGAATAACAATTGCAACGGGTCCAGCATTCCCGGTAGTGCCTGTCATATTCTATGCAGGCTCAAATAACACCCCAACCTATCATGTCGATGCTGTATTCATGGCACCGTAAGGAGATATTACTATGGCATTCTATAAGGTAATCGTTTTATCAATGGAGGCTGCTGCTGATGCAGCCGTTCACGCCGACGCGAAAGTTCAACTTCGTGTCAGTCGAAACCCTGATGTATTTCAGGATATTCAAAACGGACATCGCACCGTTGTGCTTGGTGCAGCCGAAGTAATGGATATTACGGATAATGCCGGATTGACAGCACCGCAGAAACGGACTGCACTCAAGGAATTGGTAAAAGCAAAGATACTGGCAATGGGGATTGATGTAGCAGACGAAGCATACAGTGATTTTATCGGACTTGTTCCCCCTCCCTTCGAGGTAACAGTAAGAGATAGCGGATAGGAGGCAGCCATGCCATACGCAAACGTCCCCGATGAACTAATAGGCAAGATGGATTCCTGCGTTGTCGACCTCGAAGGTAAGGGGCATGACAAGGATAGCGCAATTGCTATCTGCTTTGCAAGCGTGGTTGAGGGTAACCCGATTGACGAAGCGATTGCCGCGTTCAAGAAACATGCTGAGGAAATGGCAACCCAACCGGTAACAGAGCCAGTAGCAGAGGCAGCCACGGTCAAGTCAAAGGTCAAGGCGATGCTAAAGCTGATGGAAGAAATTATGGATGAAAAAGAAGTTCCTGAGTTAGTGCGTACTTCCGTGAAGTCATTACGGGAGACGTTTCGCAAGACCTGGGCGGATCTAGCCGTGGATGCGGCTTCAGGCTTTGAGAGGCAAGCGGAAACGCAATTGCCCCCTGATAATAGCGAACACTTCGCAGAGAGTTATGCGGGCGTGATCATGTCCGAGGACTTTGGCAACGTTGAAAGCAATCCGGCACGCGCACCCCTAACCATGCGAGTACAGTTGATCCGCCCAGGCTGGGGAAATACTAAGGACAATCATTACTATCCGGCCGAAGTTCTAAAGCGTGATGCTCATGTATTCGAGGGTAAGAAAATGTACACCACCGATCACAAAGAAGGGGAGAAGTCGGAGCGTACTGAGGTATCTGTCATTGAAGCGATTGAGGGATTTACGGATGATGGATCACCCATTGCCCGTGTGAACGTATTTGATCCTGGATTTGCGGAGAAGGTACGCAACCGTCAAAAGGCTGGTGTACTGGACAAGCTCGAATGTTCCGTACTTGGAGCAGGCACAGCACGACCATTTGAGTTAGACGGACGGAAGGGGAAGTTAGTTGAGAGTATTACCGACGCTGAAAGCGTCGATTGGGTAACGCGCGCTGGGGCTGGCGGGCATGCCCTTGAAATAGCGGAAGCACAAAAAACCAATGTAGAAGGAGCAACAATGGCTGACGAAAATACAACCGTCGAGGTAACAACTGACAAAGTGGAAGCCGAGGTACCTGCTCCCGTGGCAGAGGTGGCGGAACAGCCCGCGCCCGCCCCCGAACCCACGCGATTGAGCGAGGCTGAGGTTACCACCCTGCTTGAGGCTGAGAAAAGATTACCCGTCGCTTCACGGGTACGCTTGGCAGAAAGCAATTATATCGATGGTGACGCTGTGAAAACGGCGATCACTGCAGAGCTGGCATACTTGAAAGAAGTAACCGGGTCCGGGGAACCATTCGGATTACCCCCAACCCAACCAGCACCAAAAGCGACACCGGCAGAGATTGAGGAACGAGCGACCAAAGCTATTGACCGGGTAAATAATAAATACCTAAACAATGGAGGTAAATAAACAATGACCGAAAGTGTACACAATGACTACGAAGTAGCGTCTGAGGGTGCGGTCCGTCACTGGGAAATTCCATATCCCCGGCTAACAGATCAAACTCCAACCCCTACCAATCCGGCCCGTGTAACAGGCTTATTGGCAGGGGCGCAATTGCAAGGCACGATCCTGACCATCTCACCGGGTCCTGCAGCCGCAACATCATTTGCGGTGATCGACTTCACCCCCTCAATGGTTTATATGCACGACGTTCGGACTGTGCTGACCTATGCGGGCGGTGCAGATGGAGCTGAGGCTTCATGGGGCGCATTGAATATTGGCGATCCTGTCTATTATGACAACTCAACCACAATGGTCGCCGCAGGTATCTATCTAAGCACTGCTCCGGCAAATGATACGCCTGGTGGTGTTGGTCCTACTGCGAATACTTTATTCGGCTGGATCGTACCATCCCCATTAGCAACCGGGTTCGATACTAATGCTGCTGTATTCCCATTAGCGGCTGGTGGCGCTGGCAATACTCACCGCGTGGCAGTTATGCAGCGGGGCGCTGGAGGTTAAACCATGACAGAAACTGTACATAGCGATTATGAAGTTTCTAGCGAAGGTGCAGTAAGACACTGGACTTTCCCTTATGCCCGTTTCCATGATACTACTCCAACGCCTACCAATGCCGCTGCTGTAAATGGATTAGTAGCAGGTACACATATTCAGGGAACGCTCCTGAGTATCGACGCGACTAATTCAATGGCAATCCTTGACGTAACATCCGGCATGGTTTACATGCACGATGTAAGGAATGTCTTGACTTACGGTGCTGGACCTGCTGGAGTTGAAGCAACTATGGGTCCGATCAACATCGGTGACCCGGTTTACTATGACCCCAGCACTACAATGGTAGCACTTGGAATATATCTAAGCACCGCACCCGCTGACAATGGCGGAGCACCCGGCGCAAATGTTAACACCCTCTTTGGTTGGGTCGTTCCTGCGACCAACGCCCTGGCGGGTGGATTCGACACCGACGTAGCGCGCTTCCCGTTAGGGGCTGCGCTGGTTGGCTCAACCCATCGCGTTGCTGTTATGCAGCGCGGAGCAGGAGGATAAATATAGCATGTCTAACAAAATAATCTCTTGGTTATCTGATGGAATCAGCGAAATCGAGAAAGCCAAAGCTGTACTCCCTATCGCTGAGATCGATACTCGTATTGCTGCGATGAAAGAAGTATTCACAGCACCCACCCCAACCCAACTCAAAGAGGCCATGACCACGGCACACTTCGCCACCTACTTTGGGACCCTGCTTGACCGGCAGTTCGTGAAGGATTACGAAAGCTATGCTGGTTCATGGAAATCCTATACGAAGGGCGATACCGCCCCTGACTTCCGTGATATTTCACGAATGCGAATGGATCGCTATATGCGCCTCCATCTCCGCCGTGAAAAAGCAGAAAGCAAAGCTGGCTATCTGGTCGAAAATGAGTTCCACTATGGCGTTGAGGAATACTCAACCCAGATGGATATTTCATGGCGGACCCTGTTGAATGATGACCTGGGCAAGATCCGTGAGGTTCCCCAACAGCTCGCTATGGCAGCCGCAGAGTTCGAGGATGAATTTGTATCCAATCTTTACGACAATGCCGTAACTCAGGCAACCATCCTTGCGCTTGGCGCTCCCTGGTTCGGGACTGGTCGATTGACCGCAGCCAATCTTGCGATTGGTATTGCAGCCATGATGACCCGCACTACTCCAGAAGGACGCCCGATGAATATCCGGCGCATCAACCTCGTCATTCCCCCACTGCTCAAGCTTCAGGCTGATACGATCTTATCATCTGCTTTGATGGCTGGTGTGGCAACCAATGACAAGAACGTGCTACCTGGCTATATCGCAGGTGTGTACACCGATCCTTACATCGCCACCGCTGCACCAAACGTTCCCTGGTATCTGTTCGCTGATCCGAATGAAATCGGTGCTGTGCGTGTCGCTCGTTTGCAGGGTGTTCCCGGTCCATTGACCTACATGAAGGAGCCAGAAGTTCGCATCCTGTCAGGCGGCGCTCCCTCTGGGTTTGACGCTGGCTCATTCGCAACTGGCGATATTGAGTATGGCGTGAGTACCTTCATCGGTGGTTGGGATAGCGGTACTTTAGTTGGTGTGACGGACTTCCGTGGTTTATATTATAGCAACGGGACTACAGCCTAATCGGCAGAAAGGGAGCTTGAAATGTCTAATGATGTAGTAGCAGACAATAAACTTAAGGAAGAATTAGCATCCTTACCAAAAATCAAACCGGGAAGCCCGGAGATGGAATCGTTTTTATCGAACGGTTATCCAGACATCGCCACGCGGGAACACGCGCTCGAGCTTATCAGGACACGCAAGGAAAACCCTGCGCTTGTACCCTGGGAAGTTGAACAACGCGCTAAGGCGTTCCTCGAAGCGTTGGATGCTGGGACTAAGAAGAAATGACCATCCGGGCTTACCGGATAAATACGGCGCGTATTGCGCTAAATAGGAGGTAAATAATGTCAGATATTACTGCTGACTATACTCGACTTACTCCGTTCTATCCTGGACAATGGGGTGTGCCTGGCAGTTATGTGCCAAGTTCTCTAATCCCATTGTTACCAGCCGGGGCGGGAAATATATTTTTTGTAGATGGTGGATCTACAGGTCCGACAAACGATAATGGCGATGGTCTTACACCTGTTTCACCTAAGCGTTTATTGCAATCCGCTATCAATATGTGTGTTACAGGTCACAATGATGTAGTGATTGTGCTCAACTATGGCGGGAATGCCCGCGCGGTTGAGACATTCCCAATTCTGTTGAATAAAGACCAAACGCATATTGTGGGTGTTCAATCACTCAGTAACAAATGGCCAGTCGTATCTGTACTTACGCCCGCTGGGGCTGATACTGCCGATCCTGCAATCCATGTAACCGGACAGCGATGCTCAATTCGTGGATTGGAGTTAGGAGGCGGGAATACCGCTGGATGCTTGCATGTTGGTAGCGTCGCTGGTGTTTGGGGCTGCTATGTATATGATTGCTTTTTTGGCTGGACTGGTGATAGCGTTGGGCAAGATGGTATTCGTGTACCTGCTGGCTCCGATGCTCCATACCTAACCGTGACTGGTTGCAGGTTTGGCGCATCTGTTACCCGTGACGGTGTACGCATTGATGGCAATGCTACCCGTGGCTCGATCGGCGTTCCTGGATACCCCAAGAATATCTTTAAGCGTATTCCTGGAATTGGTATCAATCTTGTGGGTATTACAGTCGGGATTGGAATATTCGATAACACCATGGCACTTCCAAGCAATACAGCCGGAAAAGGTGTAACCATTAGCGCAGGCTCAACCCTGGCATTTGTAGATGGTAATCGCTGCAACTTTGGCGATACCGCAATGGCAAACAATCCGTATGCAGACGGAGCCGCTGGCGGGGCAAATGATTGGTTAGCGAATTATCAGGCAATAACACTGGTTATGCCTACTTAGGAGGTGAATTATGCCTGCTAGTAATGTACCCTGGGGGCAACCCCTAACACGCCTCCCGCCTTTCTTTCCTGGACAATGGGGAGTAAGGGGCAGCGATAATAAATTAGGATTACGCTCGCATACAGACGGAGCGGTATTCTATGTCAACCCCAACCATCCCGATAGGAATGATAGTGCGGATGGCACTAATCCCGATCAACCCCTGGCAACAATAGCAGCCGCATTGACAAAATGCCTGCCATTCAGGGGTGATGTGATCGCGGTAATGGCTAATAACTCCTGGCAATATGGTGATCCGCTCGATGGTTATATTTTGCCAGTTGAGGAAAGCGTTATTGTAGGTGTGCCAGGCGTGCGGATTGTTGGTATCAGTCAATCAAGCTCAACAGGTGTAGTATGGCAACCCGCTACCAATGGGGGCACTTGTATAACGGTCAATGCGCTCGATGTGAGTATCGAAGGCTTTTTATTCACAGAGGGTTCAAAGGTTGGATGCAATGCGATTGTTGCAGTATGGAATGGTACTACGGCTCATGGTGACAATCTGACAGTACGCAACTGCGTATTCGATCATACAGTGGATACCGCAATAAGCCTGGAGTTTGTCTGGTATGCGAATATCCACCATAACGTGTTTTGGGAATGTGACGCATACGGGATCTATTCCTTACAGCCTGGCAGTGGTAATGAGTTTTTGATTATCTCAGATAATGTTTTCCATAATGTTGGAACTAGCGCGATGAGTCTGGTCGAATGTTCCAATTGCCATATATTCGGGAATAGTATCTATAACGCGACCGCATTATCGGCCAACGTTGCAACGAATATGGGTATCAATACCACGGCGGGCGCAGAAAATCAGGTCTATGACAATTACTTCTCTTGTGTGTTACCTGTCGCTGCCAATGGTGACTGGAATGACTTAAATACATCGGTTGCCACAGATGCGTGGATCAATAACCATTGCGTGAATGGGGACGCGGTGACCAGGCCTACTTAATAATTAGCCCGTCAGTAATGGCGGGCTAATAAGGATAATAACAATGAGTGAAATAACGAAAGCAAAGTTGATGAAGGCACGAAATATCAGTCCGGATATTGCGGACGTATTAGAGGCGGCTGGATTACTAACTCCAAAAGATATAAAGCTGGCGGATGATGCCGACCTCGAAGAAGCCGGATTAACCCAGGAAGAAATAACGAAAGTGAGGGCGGTATGCCCAGCCTTCAATCCGTTAGCCGGATAACCAGCGTCAACTATCAGGACGGTTTAGCGGTCAAGGTCTGGCGCGATAAAGTACGTGGTTTAGGAATAAGCGCGCTTAGCCTTGCGAACGTCCCTGACTATACCGTGTATGGTGTGCGAAATAGCAAGGACACATTACTCGGATTAGCTGCGATACATGTTGGCGAGAAGGATGTGCAGCTCTTACACCTGGTAGGCCGTGACCCTGGACGCGAAATACGTTCTTTGCTAATCCGTGAGATTGACAAGATATATAACAGGCGTATCAGAGCTAATCCAGATCCAGGAACCGAGCCATTCTATGATTATATCGGATGGCGTAAAGTAGGCAACGAATATTGGAGTAAATAATGGCTATTTATTACGTCGATCAAACTGGCGGTAATGATGGGTGGGCGGGTACATTCGCAGCACCCTGGAAAACAGTCGCGAAAGTAAATGGGTTTGCATTAGTCGCAGGCGATATTGTATTCTTTAAGCGCGGTGAAGTATGGCGCGAGAAATTAGTTGTTCCCGAAAATGGGGCGGCGGGAAATCCGATAACATTCGGTGCATACGGAAGCGGAGCGAAGCCTAAGATATTGGGTAGTACCGACCTTGCATTAGTCGCCTGGAATAACGAGGGTGGCAATATATGGTATGCGTCTGGAATAACAACTCAGATAGGTATTGTAGTATTCAACAACGAAGGTTCAACTGGTGTAAAAATGGCAGCCAAAGTGGGTTGCGTTGCACAGGGCGATTTCTGGTGGGATGATCCAAACGATAGGTTATATATGTATTCGGTTGGAACGCCAGCAGCATTTTATACTAATATTGAGGCAGGTACGAGTGGAAACATAGTATCAATAGGATATAGAAGTCATATTATTATTCAAGATTTGGATGTGCGATATAGCGGTACACATGGCATAGCAATTGACGGATGGGATCACGCCCCGCACGATATTATTATTCAATATAATAGTGTATCTTATTGTGGCGGCGGGAATGCACAGGGAAATGGTGTTCAGATATTCAGCGGTATAGTGGACGATTGCATCATTCGCTACAATAAATTTAATCAGATATACGATAGCGGAATAGCCGTTCAGGATGGACAACCTTCTACATTTACTAATGTATCATGCTATTACAATTTGATTTCTAATTGTGAGCATGGGATCGAAGTTGGTGCATTTGATGCGGCTACAACTATAAACGGGGTATATATTTATAATAATACTGTTTACAATAGTGGGGGAGGGTTTAGTCACAGTTGGCGCGCCGATCCCTACGGTGATGGTATCATTTATTGGGGAATGTTTGCAGGAGCCGGATTATATACGGATGTAAATATCAAGAATAATTTGATTAGCAATTGTATTTACAATGTTTTGACCGATGTTCCAACCAGGGCTGGAGTGACGGTAGATTATAACCTTTATTATACGGATGGATTGAAATTTGGATACGCAGATTGGCCCCCGCATAGTGCTCCCGAAAACTTTGCTGATTGGAAAACTCATTCCGGACAGGATGCTCATTCGGTTATAACTAATCCGTTATTGGTTTCAGCAACTGATTATCATCTTCAAGCAGGCTCTGGAGCATATAATGCTGGCATAAATGTCGGATTGGCTATGGATTACGATAAATCTGCGGTTGGTGATCCGCCTGATATTGGTGCTTATGAATACACAAATCCACGAGCGACCATCAATCGCCCTCGCATGAATAGAAAAGGCTTTGTTCCATTTCGTACTTATAACAAAGGCTATCATTATCATGGTAATTGAAAATAAGGAACGAATACTGGAGTAAACAATGGCGATACCCGTTGGCGATGAAATAGAAATATACCGAGGTGATACATTTATTTATGCGTTTGCCCGCTTAGGTCCGATAACCAACTGGACTAAGTTTTGGTTCACGGTCAAGGACGACAAAGACGACAATGACGCAGCGGCAATTATGCAATTAGTAGAGAGTAATCCAGGCGTAGGCACAGATGGGCTATTGGCAATCGCCGGGGGTGCTCCTGCTGCAGTTGGTAATGGCTCGATAACTATTACATCCGTTCCGCTTGGAACAGGTAGCATACGCGTTGAGGCATTAGAAACCGCAAAGCTGGTTAATAATGGCAATTATTATTACGACTTCCAGTATAAGACTGCTACTGACACATTGACATTATTACGCGGGCGCGCAACCATCCTTGGTGACGCAACGAGGACAGTATGACAATCTATGCAGACGCAAATGACTTTGCAGTTTATTGGGGCGTGGATATTGAGGATAAGTTCGAGGCGCAGCTCAACCGGTTATTGGATCTGGCAGCTACGAACATCCAGGCTGCTTTACAATCGGCGGGTGCGTATAATTGTACCCTGGCAAGCTGGGCGACTGATTACCTTATCAATCTCAATGTCGTGCTGGCGGGGGTGATCTATTATGCTCCATGCTGGCCGCACCTGACAACGGATGAAAAACGATTATACCTGGAGTGGGCTAATGACCAGCTCAACCAGATAAAGAACGGCACCCTGGAATTATGCAGCGGTGCAACGGGAAAGGACTTCCCAAGTATTGATTGGGCTGAACAAAGTACAAATGAGTTTAGCGCAGCCAAGATTATAGCGAAGGACTTGTGATGTGTGCGGATGCCTGAAAAAAGCAAAAGTTATTCTGAGATCCGAACCACCCCCGCCAATAGTAGCGGTATTGATGGTGCTCGAATACAAGGGCAGCGAACCGGCACAGGCGGTGTATGGGGAGGTGACCAATACCCGCTATCCGTTCAACCTGAGACGGAAACTATTTGTAGATACACGAGACGCCGTGTACTTATTGGGAACAGACTATGATAGTTGTTAAGGCAATAAAGCCTTCCACATTAAAAGTAGATGCGATGCGGCTTGAGTTATTGAACGGGATGCGCAAATTCGGCACGCAGGTTAAGCAGGAATATGAAAAGACGGTTACTACCTGGAATGCAAAGCCGACTTTTGGTTATGAGATTGGACTAAAAGGTGAGGGTCCTACAGTGGTTGCGGGCGTGACTGGAGGCGGTGCAGGTGCAGATCATTGGCGATATGTTAATGAAGGAACGCGCCCGCACATGATATTCCCGAAGGGTGATTACCCGCTTGCTTTCCAGAGTGGTTACAATGCCAAGTCTACGCCTGGACTGATTAGCGCAAAGGCGGGCGGATCATTTGGTGAAGTGGTATTTGCTAGAGGGGTTATGCACCCTGGTAGTGAGGCACGTAACTTTGACAAGGTTATACAAAAAGAAATGGAGCCACGCTTCAAGCGGGCGATGGAAGATGCAATGAGAAAAGCCGCAAAAGCAAGCGGGCATGGAGCGAAATAATGGATGATGAATTAATTGAAGTAAAGAAACTAAAACGAAAGCCGAAGATGATACTAGTCAGACTAGTCAAGAGTAATGCCGATAATGCAATAGTGGAATATGAACTTGACAAGGTGTTGCAGCGTGCAACCATCCCGAGCAACATTATCGAAGATGGCAAAGTACCTGAGGATGAATTGCAATTCGGCATACCTTATGGAGTACCCTGGGAGCTTGTGAAATTATCCGCCAGCTCGATTGACCTGGCTAATATGCTCCGCAGAATGGAGATATGGACCTATGAAGATGCAATGAGCAACCCCAATAAAGTAATATCCGCCCTGCAAGCGGTTTACAAATGTGACCTGGCACAAATCATACAGTATGCCAGAGAAAATAGCTAATAGGAGGCTACTATGTCTAATGCACTAACATCAAAAAGTGGCCGGGTCTGGATACAACCAAATGGACCAGGGAACCCGGTCTACCCCTTATCATGCAAGGATTTGGGGGTCTTATCGGAATCGTTCGGAGGTATCGAGATATTACGATGCTTCAACGATATGGGAAGTGGCTGGGATGTGGTCGGACAAACAGAATCACCACCCGACCCAATAACGCTCAGTATT